TTCTAAAGCCCGCTCTACTGCCATGAGTTCCATGACGTTGTTCGTCGTGTGCGCCTCGGCACCGAAGAGTTCAAACGCCTCGCACGTGCACGCCCACCCCCCAGGCCCTGGATTTCCCAAACAACTTCCGTCGGTATAGACGTTCATCGTGATTAAATATATTTTCTAAGGTTTAATTAATAATGGACCCCAAGCGGATTGGGATGATTGTCGCCATCCTGGCGGTGGTCGGTATTGCTTTGTATTATTTCGTTCTTAAAGAGCCATTGGCATGCACGGAAATCGCGGAACAAGACGCGTGCGTGGTGCCGTGTAAATGGGACCAGTACTTTGGTGGAAACATGGGGCGATGCGTGGACAAAGAGACCGCGTTGACGCTTCTCCAAAGTGTGGGACCTTCGGCGCCGGTGGCGCCGGCGCCACCCGCACAAATCGACATCTCTGGCATCGAAGGTCTCACGGGGAGGTACACCGCGGAATCGTACAGTACGACGCAAAAAATGTGGAAGGATGAGAGTGGTAACACGAACGATGTCCGCGTGGATGGTACTTTGAATGTCTCCGACGACAAGCTTTACGTGTACGGGGGCACCAATGAGAAGTTTAAGCTCGCCGATAACCTCTTCGACCGCCAGTACACCATCTTTGCGGTCAGCAAATACAACGGTGACAACAAGAGACGCATTCTCACGAGCACGGAGGGTGGATGGTTCACCGGTCACAACGGTGGGAAATCCGGCGTCGCGTACCACGACAACTGGATTACCGAAGACATGGACCACTTCGGTGACGCGTGGGTGCTGTCCACGGACCAACGTAACTTGTACCGCGCCAATGGTCGACGATACAGTGGCTATGGTTTGGATGAAAGCTTTCCCAAAGACGTGGGTGTGAACATCGTGAGCGGTCAAGAGTCCGACTTTGCCATCGCCGAAATCCTGGTGTACGACCGCGAACTCAGCGAGGCGAACATTTTAAAGGTTGAAGAATTTTTGATGAAAAAGTATTCCATCTCGGAGACGCGCTTCGCCAGGGCTGGCTTGTTCAGTGCGTACGAGAGCGACTTGTACAGCAGCAAGCTCGATTGTGGCACCACCTCTGGTCTCGCTGGGTTTAAACTTGGACAGAACAACGACAAGTCTCGTTACGAGTACAAGTGCATGTTCGCCCTCGACCAAGCGGGTGATACCGTCGACCTCACCACGGAGTACAAGACCAAGACTGATAACTTCTATGACGCGATTTTGGATGAAACCCTCGACTGTGGCGTGCGACCAATCCAATCGTACAAGTTTGACGTGAAGAACAGCAGCCAGACGCAAGTGCAATATCGATGCACCGATGCCGAGGTGCAGACCGATACGTGTCGCGAGGTCACGTCCCCCGACCAGGACGTCGGTAACCTCACCACACACGACATTCAGTGCGAAGATAACGAGGTGATGACGTACTTGAAATATGAAAAGAATGAAAGTGAACCTTCAAAGGCTCGCTACATTTATAAGTGTTGCAAACCGAAGGGGTATTAATAATTTTTCTTAGTACATTGTAATGAATCCTCAAGTAATAGTCATCATCCTATTACTCGTTGGTGTTGGTGCGTACCTGTTCTACACGCAGCAACAGCAAAAAGAAGAAATCCCCGCACCGACGCCAGTGTCTGACCCATCCCCAGCGAAAGAGTCCGTCGAATCTCCAGCGGAACCCAGTGATGTGGTCAGCGCAACCAAGGGCCTCGTGGGTTGGTGGGATGGACCATCCTATGACGCGACGAAGCGCGTGTGGAAAGATAAGAGTGACACAAAGAACGACGTGACGACCATATCTGGCCTGTTAGGTCTTTCTAAGAATGGCGAAGAGATTCAGGGGGACAAGGACACGGCGTTGATGTTTCCCGAGATGGACCTCGACGATTTCACGTTGTTTCACGTGACAAAATACAACGGCCCCACGAGGGCTCGAATTTTCACGACAAAGAGTGGAAGTGGTCAGGACATTCTCATTGGACATCACGCGGGTAAGAGTGGCGTGTACCACGCCGATGGGTGGATGACAAAGAACATCGACCTTCACGGCGACGACTGGGTGCTTTCAGTCGCGACGCCTGGCATGTATCGTTCCAACGGTGCAGCTCGAATGGGATACTACAACGAACCCGACACGCCTATTCCCGAACAGCTCACCATCAATGGATGGGAAGGTGAGGAGAGTGATTGGTCCGTGAAGGAAATCATTCTGTATAATCGAACGTTGAAACCTGAAGAGTACATGGCGCTCGAGAAATATTTGATGACAAAGCACGACGTGAAACCAAAGAGATATCACGTCACGGACCTCGTCGGTGGCACGAGTGATAACACGTGGCCAGAATTGTTCGAAGACGTCCAATTCGCGTGTGGACCGGGCGAGGCGTTGACTTCTTTTCAACTGTCGTCGACGAATAATGCCGTGTACTCGTGCATGGGTGGCATCGACCTCGAAGGCGAAGAAATCTCAGGACAAACGCTCCCACGTGAGACCGAACCCGCATCGACGTATTACAAAAATTTACAAAATGAAAAAATTGATTGTGGAGAGAGCCCAATCAACACCATCAAAATTACACAAAACGACGACGATTATGAGATGCAGTACAAGTACACGTGCAACTCGTCAAAGGTGAAGCCGAATACGTGTAGCACACATTACGGCGACGAGGCACCACGGGGGACGTCTGTGAGTGCATTGGCATCGCTGACGAACACAAAGTGTCCAAACACGGAAGTCATGACCTCTGCGAAATTGATAGAAACACCTTCGAATAATCAAAAATGGGAATTCACTTGTTGCAAACCCAAGGGTATCTAAAAATAATACAAAACTTTCAATTAAATATTAAAATAAATAATTTTGATTTATTTTAATATTTACGTTTTTGTTTTTTAGGCTGTGTGCTGCTTAGTTGGAGAACGCCAAACCGCCCATACCGGATTGCACACGGAGAACGTTGTAGTTCGTCGCGAACAAGTGAAGCGCCGTCGTGGACGCGGCGGACGCCTTAACCTTGACGGACACTTGCGCGTTATCAATGCGCGAGAAGTTGCACGTACCGGACGGTTGGTGCTCTTCCGGTCGGAGCGCGAAAGAGTACGAGTACACACCCGGCGTCGGAGAACCAGTGTGGTAGCTGTACGGTTGCACTTGGTTGAAGTACTTACCGCCTTGCGCCTTCATGCGGTCTTGGCCGTTGAGGACGAGCTTGAACTCTTCGAGCGGACCGACGGCACGCGTCGCGGACACCGCACCATCTTCGGACCACTTGGATTGGGAGCCCGCATCGCCCAAGTAGTAGAGCGGGGCACCCGAGGCGTAGGTCACCGGCACGAACGCGTTGGCGGACGTGATGGCGGCCGCTTCGGATTCGAGGACGATCGCTTCTTGCGTCAAGTTGGAGGAGAAGTTCCACAAGGACGCGTTGGACACGGAGCCGTTGTTCATGGCGAACACGAGTTCCTTGACCGGGTGGTTGAAGGAGAGGCGCACTTGCTTCGTCTTATCCGCTTCAACCGTGTCGACGCCAGTGTGTTGCACTTGTTCGATGAGGTATTCGTGGGACTTTTGCGCGAAGCGGCGGCGTTCCTCGGTGTCGAGGAAGTGGTAGTTGGCCCAGCACTTGAACGTGGAGCCATCGGTGTAGTGGGAGAATTCCGAGGAGAGGTCAACGTCGACGCGCACTTCGTGGTATTGGAGCGCGATGAGCGGCAAAGACAAGCCCGGGTGGCGGTTGAACCAGAAGATGAGCGGCAAGTAGATGGCACCGCCTTGGGTGTTGGACGTCATCTTGGCGTAGTCAGCCTTCTTGGCTTCGGTGTGGTACAAGTTGTCGTACAAACGCCACCACTTTTGGAAGTGGCGGTCGATGCGTTGACCACCGATGGAGATTTCGATGTCCTTGACGGCGCGTTCCGCGGCGTAGATGGCCGACGCACCCTTGGTGGACGAGCTGAGGCCAGACTTCGCCTTCATTTCGAGGTACATGTCTTGGACCAAATCACCGTTACGGGCGATCGTCATGGACACGCGACCATTGTCAGCGGCGGTACCGTTAACGGTTTGCTCGATGACTTCGGACGCGAAGTTGCTGTGACGCTTGTAAACGGCTTGGAAGAAGGTAACCTTCGGGTTCGCAGTCAAGTAAATGTCTTGCGAACCGTACGCGACGAGTTGCATGAGACCACCGGCCATTGTGAGAGTTGTTTGTACTATACACTAAGAAAAAAATTTGGCCTGGAACATGCGGTAAAACGCGTAGTGTCTTTTCTCAGTCTAGGGTATATCATGAGTCAGCCTGAAGAAGAACCCGAAATCACCGAGTCCGAGTCCGAGTCCGAGTCTGAGCGCGAGGAGGACGAGCTCCTGGAGGACGACGACGACGTGGAGATGGACATGGACGACGACTTTGACATGGGCCCGGGTGGGTCTGAAGAAATCTTGGCGTCCACGTTGGCCACCCCAGAGGGCGACACCGTGTGCACGGCGCTCCTGCACATCGGCGATCAGTTGGAAATGCAAAATAAAATCCTCATCAAAATTTTGTCCAAACTCACTTAAAAATTCTCAGCATTATTTATTCAGACATGACCCATTACATAGAGAGGGAACCCGACACTGGGGCGTCAGAGATGGAACTACTGAGAAATCAGATAGTGACGCTCTCCAGTGAACAAATACTACGCATCCTTGGACTGATGGAAGAAAAATGGTACCTCAGCGGCGAAGACATCGCGAAAGACGTCATGCACAAGTGCGTTCGCCTGGGATACGACCAATTTTTCGATCCGTCCGAAAAAGTGGGTGGGTTCCCCACGAGTGTTAATATGAAAGTCATCGATGGGAAAAGGGAGAGGGAAATTAGAGTCTTGAAAAATATTGGGTCACGCGTGAAAGCCTTGGAGATGGTGGACTACGTGGAAGATGACAACGTCAACTTGGCTGTCGGAGAACGCGTGTGTCGCTTGATTAAGCAAGTGTCTGAAGGGTTTAAGAATGTTCGTCTGCATCTCAATACCATGCAACGCATAAAGAACCCACGGGAACAGCCCGACAAGATGAACGTCGACCCTGAATATTTCGACGCCACCCCGATGGACGAGACGCGTCTCGGGGAGATGACCCCGTTTCAACGAGCTATCGTCGCGTGTCTGGACGAAACCTACAAGAAACAGATGCGTCGCTACAAGGGGGAGTGTTACATTCAGCGCATTTCAGAGGGTGCCTATACGCGTTCGTGGAAAAAGGTGTGCGCCATTCCCGAGTTTGTCTATGAGTTTGCGGAAAAAGAGGTGAACTTCGACGTGTGGAAGGACATCACCTCGCGTGGGAACACGGCGAGGGAGGTCATTAATCACCTCTCGAATTGCATCGACTCTCAGTTTCCTGAAATCATCAAAGATAGACACGTGTGGAGTTTTAAAAATGGGGTCTTCATAGGGAAAGAGTGGCAGCCAAAGGAGGGAAAGTACTCGTGTCGATTTTACCCATACGAGAGTAAGGAATTCCGTTCTTTAGACCCGACCCTCGTCAGCAGTAAGTTTTTCGACCAGTTCTTTGATGATTACAACTACGTCGATGATTGGTGGGACATTCCAACCCCACACTTTCAAAGTATTTTCAATTATCAAAAGTTTGACGAAGACGTCTCTCGCTGGGCTTACGTCATGGGTGGTCGGCTCTGTTTCGACGTGGGTGAGCTCGATGGGTGGCAAATCATACCCTTCTTCAAGGGCATCGCGCGGTCGGGGAAGTCCACGGTCATCACCAAAGTTTTTCGTAAATTCTACGAGAGCAACGACGTGCGCACGCTTTCGAACAACATTGAGAAGAAGTTTGGTCTGTCGTCAATCTATGATTCATTCATGTTCATCGCTCCCGAGGTCAAGGGCGACCTCTCCCTTGAGCAGGCTGAGTTTCAATCGCTCGTGTCCGGTGAAGACGTGTCCATCGCGGTCAAGCACCAGAACGCAATCAGCATGCAATGGACCACCCCAGGGGTTTTGGGTGGTAACGAGGTGCCTTCGTGGAAGGACAATTCCGGTTCCGTGCTTCGTCGCATCTTGCCGTGGAACTTCAGACACCAAGTGCAGGATGCAGACCCGCACTTGGACGCGAAATTGTGCGAAGAGTTACCTGTGATTCTGTTGAAGTGCGTGCGAGCCTATCTTGATTACGCGAGCCGGTATTCGGACAAGGACATTTGGAACGTCGTTCCCGAATATTTCAAGAGCGTCCAGAAGGAAGTTGCGAAGATGACGTCGACGATTCATCACTTCCTCGAAGACAGCAGCGTGCAGCTCGGTGAAAAGCTCTTCATCCCCCAGAGCGTGTTCTTGGCTGCGTTTAATCAACACTGCCAGATGAATAACCTCGGCAAGCCACGGTTCAACGAAGATAGCTACGCGGGTGCGTTTAGTCAGCGACACATCACGGTGACCACAGCCTCCCTCACGTACAGAGGGCGCATGTACAACAATCAGAAGTTCATCCATGGTTTAGACGTCATACAGGAAGAAGCCGTTTTTGAATAAAATATCTCATCGTATATTAATGAGTCAGGGCCCTCCACCGACACTCGCAGCGTTCCTACAAAAGGCAAACGTGAGAATCGAGAAAAGCGACAACAACAACATGGGTGAATTTGCACAATTTGTAAACAACAACAACAACAACTACGACGCGATTGTGGCAAACGACACGAACATCAAAACGAGTGACCTGCGTTATACGAACTTTATCGCAGAAGTGGGACCCATCGCCCGTCCCGATGTTTTAAACTTTGTT